CTATGATAACCGCGCATTCAACATGGCTATCTGTTCGTCGTTCATGTCATCAATCCACATACCGTAAATTTCATACACCATCTGCGCAGTTTCATGCCCCATTTGGCTGGCTATAAATGCCGGGTTCGCTCCTGCCGTCAACAGCCAGCAGGCAAAAGTATGCCGCGTATGGTACGGATTACGGCGGCGAATACCAGCACGTTTTACTGCTGCATTCCACCTTGCCCCCAAACTGCTTACCGAGTAATAAGGTTTTTGTTTTCCGTTACACACCCTGGGCATGAAAACAAAATGCAGTTTTTGCTTTTCGGTTCTGCCGTACTCCCGATGATAAAAGGTGATTTCGCTTTTGCGATGATGCCCGGTCAGTTTGTATTGCTCCTTCAGTGCTTCAAGAGCAGGCTGCAGTAGTGTTACTGTCCGGATCCCGGCATTTGTTTTTGGGGGACCGAACATATCAAGTATCGTCAGGTTTCTTCTGACATTCACTATTCCCTTTTCGAGATCCACATCCTCCCACGCCAGAGCTGCCAGTTCCCCGTGACGAAGTCCTGAGTAAACTGCAAATTTCCACATGTTCTGGCTCTGTCCTTTTTCACTTTCCATTAATGCATTGAATTCTGTTTTAGATAACGGATCAGGCTTTATTCTGTTTCGCTGTAATTTTTTCTCCTTCAAATGGTTTGGTTGATATAAATCCCGACTGATACGCAAAACGTAACAGCGAACAGAGCAGGGCGATATAGTTATCAACTGTGCGCACGGTTCTTCCTTTTTTGTTGGATCTTGGATTATCCAAGTAAAGCGTTTCTCCATGCAGCAGTTCATTCCGGTAGTTTAAGATATCGCTATAACGAATATGTGATATCAGGGTACTTTCACAAATTATTATTCTGAGTGTTTTTAATTGTGATTTCGTTTTCTTTATTGTGTTTGTTGTTAACTCTGTCTCTTTAATTTTTGTCCAGATATCACAAAGCTCTCCGAACGTTTTTATGACTCTCGTTATCACCATTTTTGCCCCAGTGCTGGACTGGGGAAAACGTCTTAAATACTCAAATTTACCGGAGTTTATTTCATGAACTATCAGCGCTCTTAAATTTCCGGCCTTTTTAATATTACTGTTTGTAATCTCCCAGCCTTTTAATGTTTCCCGACATCGTTTTCCTCGAAACATGAACCAGATGCGAATGTATCTACCTCTAATCTCGACACCTGTTGGTAATTTAGACATATCATGAGTCTTTGATAAACTGATTTATCTTTGGATAGTTGTACCAGATAATCCCTCGTTTGCTGTCTGGCTTACCTAAAGGAGATACTCGTTTGAAGTGGAAGCCCTCCACCCAACAGTTCTGGCGGTATGCTTCAATTTGTCTGGCCCCCAGACCAGTGCGAAGCATCAGGCCGTATTCAACCATCCACTCTTCATTAAAGATTACTTGTGCCATCGCATCACCTCTGGCAGGCGCCAATGTTAGACTGAAATTGACGCCCGATGTTGATTATTAATAATCAGCTATGAAGTTTTAATTTGAATACAATGCAATTCACGAGGACTGAAGTTTCTCGCAATTAAAATTTATCAGTTTTACTTTCTGCTCTCTGGAAACGCCTGCTTCTTTTTTACCTGAGAGCATTTTTTCGCATTCTGATTTCGTTAGTTTAGATTTTGAATATCTTGTCCAGTTAGTAGGAGTGCCACCTTCCTTTTCAATAGTGGCGGTAATTTTATACATGAACACCTCCGTTATTATTTCCAGTGGTTCGTTTATTCCATCTTTCGAGTGCTTCTTTTTCACTTCCACCATAACCGGTTCGGGATTCGCATCCGTTACACTTCGCTCGGTAATATCCTGAAATGACTTTCACCGTTACTGATGGACAACCACAAAATGGACATGGTTTAACATTGTCATATCTCATAATTTTTCTCATAAAAAATATTTCAAGTTGGCGGTGCATTACACCGCCAGGCTGAATTATTCCTCTGAATTATCGATTACACTGTATTCCCCGGTTAATACAGAGGAATCTGCAGGATCGATTGTCAGTGGTTCCTTTTCATCCATTGATACTGCACGCTGGATCTCAATTGATACGGGCAGATATTTGAACAGGCGACGAATAGCCGTTTTCTTTGCCATTTCTTCCCAGTGAGTTACCCACGGCCCGTTATTACCAGCTTTACTCAGGCTGCGCACCAGCTCAATCTGTTTGCGCGTCATAACTTCAAACTGAGTACCTCCGTCTTTCAGTCTTGCGACAGCATAGACGTGGGTAACCGGGGCATCTTCGTTTTCTCCCGGGCGGTGTATTAACTTTTCATCAAGGCCAAATTCGAAGCTAAACTCGTCACCTTCACGGACAACACGGGCTGACAGGCTGGCGATTTGACCAGAACGGCGAGCCAGATCAATCATGCCGCGATAGCCAATGATTAGCTGAACGTTCTTTTTACCGCTCTTTTCGTTTTTATTACCAAAAGGCAGTAAATATGCATGACCGAGGGCGCTACCTGGCTCAAGTCCGAGCTGTGAACACTGTACGATCGCACTGACAAAACTCATAGTGTCACAGTTTCCTAACGCCGGAACTTTACGAATTTCTGTGGTGGCGATACGGATCATACGTTCAGCCGTCATATGGCGTGGAAGAGCTGCTGCCAGTTGCTCTTTCATTGATGGCTGGTTAATAAAACTAATCACGTCGCTATTTTTAACTGCTGCTGGTGCACGGTTTCCCTGAGTTTTTTGCAGATCGGCTTTTGCGATTGGTGGTTGCTTAGTCATTTGCATATTCCTTAGCCCAGCGGGGCAGTGATAATGTCTTAATAGCTGGCCATTCATCGGTATTCAGGCAGTCAGACAGGGTTCGCAGATTGCGGTGATATTCCTGTTGACCTGCCAGTTTTGCTTCTTCGCCCATCATGAAAATTTCAACCGGATAACGTCCGCATTCAATAGTTGTGCTGGCAACCAGAAAAACGAAAGTTGGCTGCACTCCAAACTGTGCTTCATAACCGTCACTGTAGAATGCATCCTGAACGTGATAGCGGTAGTCGTAATAAGCGGTTTTGAATCGTTGAATATCCGCCGTAGTTTTCACGTCCATGATCCAGTGAAATTCAGGGATAATTTTGTCCGGACGGCACCGACACAAAATTCCTGTTTCAGGATCTTCCCAGTAAATTGATGATTCAGCGTGTCCGGCGCTTTCAACAAGCCATTGCCCCAGCGGCAAAGCCATAACGCTTTGATACATGAGTTCAATTTTCCGGCCTTCTTCCGCAGTGATAACTGTTTTTCCTGTGCTTGCGCATTCCATCAGAAACGCTTTCTCTTCTTCTTTTCCGGCGTTTGTACGGCGGTTAAATTCAGGTGCTACGATAAAGCGGTTACTGAATTCTTCCGGTTCAAGTACCCGGCAGTGGAAAGCGGTTCCTAAATCGAGCGTTTTTGTCTTTGTGGTGTCAACGGGGGCATTTTTACGCCACAAATATAGTGCCGGAGTATCAGCAATGTCATCGAGCTGAGACTTACTGACACCGGGACCCGCGTGGTAATTCTCATTCGAAATTCCGTAATAAATACCTGGCTCTATGTCTTCTACGATTACGGGATCTGCGACTTCGCCAGTTTCATCACTGCAATCGCGATGCGGATCGCTGCCAGCATTCTCATTGTGCGGATGTTCAGCGCCTTCCATTTCCTCCGGATCATTTTCCTTAGCTTCAACCTGACTCTCTTCATCGAATGTTTCCTGGTATGTTGCGTCGCCCATCACCGCACCACAGTCAGGGCAGTTATCCCCGCCAGTCTGGCCGCAGGCATTGCAGGCTATTTCCGGTTCCTGTTGCACTACTGGCTCAGGTTGATTCATATCCGGGCTGGTTTTTTCCGTTTCTGGCTGGTTCTGGTACACACAATCGCGAGTCTGGATCCCCTTTACCCATTTCGGATCGTTCGGGTCGCTAATTCCGTCAACAAATTCACCACGTGATGCAGCAAGCAATTTATCGGCATCGACAGGATCTTTTGATGGAATGTTTTTCCGGGCTTCATGGAGTTCTGCCCGCAGTTCCTGATATTTCGCATCAATAGAATTTACCTGTGACTGAGCATCCAGCGGCTGCGTGTCCTGATGATGTTCAGTTGCGTCCGGTTCCATTGTTTCAGCCTCTCCCTGTTCAACTGCCGTTGTTCCAGATGGTTGCGGTTTTTCTTCATCATCCTGTTTTCCTTCTTCTGTTACTCGCTGCGGCATCGGGGCAGAGGAGCGACCGCAGGCAATATCCACGATTTCCGGATCAGGGTTGGCATGATCGGTTTCAGTCAGTACTTTGTTCAGATATTCAGTGACGTGCGCGGGGATGACCTCGATCCCAATTGGTGCTTCTTTTACGGACGCAACCACGATGGCGCGGGAATAATCCAGCCCGCCAGGCATGGTGATGAATTTGTCGCGGAAAACAGAAAAGGGCGGTTTATTTTCAGCGATAATTTCCTCAATGCGTTTAGCGTGTGCCGGATGAAGGTTATAGATGTCCAGATCCATTGAACGGGCCAGTACGCCAGTGGCTACGTCGCGCGCCAGTGACGTCAGATCGTGTACGAAACCTTCGCCGCGATCGGTGAGGTTTCCGCCGCCAGCATTAGCACCGGAAGCCGTGCGAGTGATGTGTGAAACACGATTACCCTTCATCCACTCTTTTGTCAGCAGTCCTCGATCGGTGTAGTCAGCGTTCAGGTATGCTTCGAAAAAAGCAGTTATCAGTCCCAGGTTTGAATTACCAGGATTAGGGAAAACTTTGTCAGTGTCACGAACCAGTTTGTGGAGTTCGCGAATTTCCAGCGGGTCGAGCAGGCTGGTTTTGTGGGAAACAGCCAGGGCAGTAACAGCCGGTAGTTCTTCAGCCCGAGCAATGTGTAATGCCTGGAGTCCGTCGCGTGAAACGTGCGTTACCGGTTTTTCGCTGCCGTGTTGAGCAAGCCAACGAATGGGCAGTTCCTGGCCAGAAATTGGGAGTAGCATATTCTCCTCAATCTCAGTCATGTCTTCGCCGTTGACGTTGGTATTGCCTTGATAGTGAGCGTTGTCTGGTGCTGCTCCCGGTTTTAGTTCCCATGTCATGGAGTCTTTGCTGAGTTGATAGCGTTCACTCCAGGTAAAATCGATCTCACCTTCAGCGGGCAGGTCATTAACGACAGGAAAATTCGTGGCAACAGCTTTAAAATAGCTGCTCAGTTTTTTACCTGACTTAACGATCAGGTAGTCCAGAGTGGCACAGGTCGATTCAAAATCGTTGCTTGCCCACAGGACGACGTCAGGTTCACCGGATGATTTTTTCGCTTTCCGTAACAGGAAGAGTGGTTTTGTGCTCATTGTTTTTTAACCTCAACTCAGATTAAAATTCGTTTTGTTCAGTGAATGATCTTGCCGGATACACACTGTTCATAGCCTGCGCCATACGCAGGCTATTTCTTTCAGATTTCACCTTTTAATTTCATTGCAATTAGAGTTGCCAGAAATTCGGCTTTTTTTTCTGCGGGCAGATTCTTTCCGATATGCACCAGGCACATTTTTTTGACACCTTCATCAAGTGTTTTTACGTTGCCTGATGGACCATCGATATCAACCACAGTGAATGGGGTTTCTTTATTTTCTGTTTTAATTACGTAGCCAATGCGCTTTCCTTCCAGATTCACCTCGTGAACAATGTCATCGGTAGTTACAACAGTGGCTTCATAATTGGTAATCATGTTTTTCTCCTTAATTAAGGTTGAGCGAATACCTGCCATTTCTGGCATAAATTCAGTTTCGAATAGTCAATTAATTAAAGTTCATGTGCCATCTGGTCTTTTTCGGCACAAGATTCACTGCAATATTTTCTCGGTTCGTCTTTTGATAAAATCCCGTGCATGAAGTGAAGCATTCTTTCAATAGCTTTGCTTTCTTCAACGTCTTTTTTGCAAAGGTGGTAAGCACATTTTATTTTCTTAGTCATCACCATGACTCCGCCTTTACAGGTAAACCATCACGACCGAGGAAGACTTTAATCATGCGGTCAGTAATGCATGTTTTTGTGGTCAGGTTACGAATATATAGTTTTCGCTTTTTAATATTGTTTGCCGAGGCAATATATGTCCGGCCTTCATGAAGAACATAATCGCCAGGAGTCACACACTGACGTGGTATTTCATCAGTTCCGAAGTGATGTGCAATCATAATTATCTCCATTTTTACAAATGAACTTTGTTGATGCGGTGCCTGGTGCCTCCAGGTGACTGCAACCAGTTAACAATTACAGTCGGCTTTCCCACCCAAACCAATAAGGACTAACATGACTTTTAACTGTGCCACGTGCGCTTAGCCGCATTCACCGCATCACAAAATTCACTTAAAAAAGGGCGGACATCAGCCGAACTTCAAGAAAAAACTGATGCCGCCAGGACTACACACAGCAATGTCGTTATTTACAACCGGAGGCGCACTCCCACCATTTAAATTTAACAGACAAGACCGACTCTTTATGGATATCGGAAATGCGCCTTCGTGTTGTGCCCGGTTTTATTTCACCACCTCCGGGCTTCGGTGGTCTCGGCTATACCCCTACAGCGAGAGCTTGTGTTAACATTTCAATACCCTTACAGTTGAGAGTTATTGATATGTTGGATGTATCTACTCCATTATTGAAACTTTTTGCTAACGAGCCACTCGAAAGACTTATGTATACGATTATCATTTTTGGTCTCACTCTCTGGCTGATACCGAAAGAGTTTACTGTCGCATTCAATGCTTATACTGAAATACCTTGGCTCTTTCAGATTATCGTTTTTGCCTTTTCTTTCGTGGTCGCCATTTCCTTCTCAAGATTGCGAGCACATATTCAAAAGCATTATTCATTACTACCAGAGCAACGAGTATTGCTTCGTTTATCTGAGAAAGAAATCGCTGTATTTAAAGATTTCCTTAAAACAGGAAATCTTATTATCACTTCTCCTTGCCGTAACCCGGTTATGAAAAAATTAGAACGGAAGGGCATCATTCAACATCAGAGTGATAGCGCAAACTGTTCTTATTATCTCGTCACCGAAAAATACTCCCATTTTATGAAGTTATTCTGGAACAGCAGGAGTAGACGTTTTAATCGTTAGCTTACTGTGTGCTTCTCCAACCATCGGCGCGCACCAGTTTCGGTTTTAAATGTTTTGCTTTTGGTATACGTCATGGCAGTGAACGTTCCATCCTGGTTGGGGAACACGCCGCACACCAGGGATTCGTTGTTGCCGAGGTCGATTTTTTGCATTTTGCGAATCTCACATCTTGTTGCTACGTATAGCGACTTCTGCCTGCCAGAGATCCCAGGCGTTGCTGCGTAAAGCCTGCACAGCCTGGTTGTAAGTGATACCGCAACAATCCATCAAATACTGAACTACTTCGTAATGCACCATCTTATCTCTCCCCTTAACGCCGGGGGTGATGCTGCCAACTTACTGATTTAGTGTATGATGGTGTTTTTGAGGTGCTCCAGTGGCTTCTGTTTCTATCAGCTGTCCCTCCTGTTCAGCTACTGACGGGGTGGTGCGTAACGGCAAAAGCACCGCCGGACATCAGCGCTATCTCTGCTCTCACTGCCGTAAAACATGGCAACTGCAGTTCACTTACACCGCTTCTCAACCCGGTACGCACCAGAAAATCATTGATATGGCCATGAATGGCGTTGGATGCCGGGCAACAGCCCGCATTATGGGCGTTGGCCTCAACACGATTTTACGTCACTTAAAAAACTCAGGCCGCAGTCGGTAACCTCGCGCATACAGCCGGGCAGTGACGTCATCGTCTGCGCGGAAATGGACGAACAGTGGGGCTATGTCGGGGCTAAATCGCGCCAGCGCTGGCTGTTTTACGCGTATGACAGGCTCCGGAAGACGGTTGTTGCGCACGTATTCGGTGAACGCACTATGGCGACGCTGGGGCGTCTTATGAGCCTGCTGTCACCCTTTGACGTGGTGATATGGATGACGGATGGCTGGCCGCTGTATGAATCCCGCCTGAAGGGAAAGCTGCACGTAATCAGCAAGCGATATACGCAGCGAATTGAGCGGCATAACCTGAATCTGAGGCAGCACCTGGCACGGCTGGGACGGAAGTCGCTGTCGTTCTCAAAATCGGTGGAGCTGCATGACAAAGTCATCGGGCATTATCTGAACATAAAACACTATCAATAAGTTGGAGTCATTACCGACGCTTGCGTCTAAATAATATTAAGGGGCCGAGCGCCCCGTTTTATTGGGTAGGATGAAAATGGATATAACACCTTTCCTTCATGCACTTTGTGCTGTGGCTGCGCAGGTACTGGTTGGTCTTTTTACCGGAAACTGGGCTTACGGGGCGATAGCCGGTTGTACGTTCTTCATTGCTCGTGAACATACCCAGGCAGAATATCGCTGGATTGAAATGTTCGGGCATGGCAAGCGTATGAATATGCCGTGGTGGGGTGGTTTTGATCCGCGCGTGTGGGATGTGGCAAGCCTGATGGATTTTTCTGTGCCGGTGGTGGCTTGTCTGCTGGTCTGGCTGTTGGTTAATCGTGGGTGAAAAAGGGAGTTGTAAACGCAACACAGGAAGAGGTGCCGCTTCAGGTTGCTGGGAATAAGCGCCGGGGTCTGTTAAATCATGCCAATACGCTAATCGAGCCAGATATTGAGTAGCCTGCAGTCCGTCATGGCGTAATCGTTTTGTGATATGCTGCACGCCGTATGCAAGGAGCATGATTGCGCTCGACTGGCGAGCGCTCGATAGTGCTACTATTGAATGATTGCTAGTCTAGGCGGATTGTACTTAAGTAATATGACGGTTCAAGGCGTTTAATCTGAAACCAGCCACATATTAGCCTTTTCAAACATTTCCTGAACACTCAGGCTTACCTGCTCTTTCTCGTGCTTGCTGGCATTTGTGTTGAGCGCCGGTGAATACTCTTACTCAACACTCCCAGAATTATATCTGTTGCATCAGGCAGACCATCAAAATTCTTTTGTCATAAACGAGTTCCACGAATAATGTGCCCTATGGTAGGGCACTATTGATATGAATGAGTAGCTAAAAAGATTTTTCGTTATGTATTAATGTATCTGTCACTTATTTTATAGTAAAGATGATATGCCAGCAAGAAATGGAGTAAATACTGTAATGTGTGCAGATACATTATTAATAAAGTCCTTATATGCTTCTTTAAAACAGCCGCTTTGGTGACTGGCTGCCAGTGCCTGTACATTATCTATAAGGTGTGATTCTGTCGCGCCATCAAAGTTTTTCGATTTTATTGCCTCAATCATTTCATTAAATATTGTGGGCTCATTATAATTTGTCGTAGTAGTTGCCGTAGCACCTGAAGAATGTATATTGATACTAGAACCGGAAATTCCACTGACATGAATATTAGCTTCTTGTTTCATAAGAGGTAAACCATTCTCCATCTTGTATAGGTCACTATCTTGTAGCATCTGCAATGTGATACGTACTGCTGCTAATAGTTGTTCTTGCTTTTTGAATAAGGAACACATCTGTTCTACAGACCAAAGCTGAACTGCATTTTCTTCGCATGTTTTTTTAGCTATATTTGGCACTTCCGAATCATAATTACCATAAACCCAAGTGTCCTTGAATCTTTCGATAATAGCTGTCAACGTTGGAAATTTACTGAAATCACTATTAATGGATAGTAACTCATCAGACATATAAAGTGCCATATCTCTGCCTTCCGCATATACTGCTTCCACTTTATTCCGTGTTGCAAATGGTATTCTTGAAATAAAACGAAAATCCTCTTCATTTTTTAAATGGACCCAGTCTTTATCAAAACGGCTAAATTCGTACCCTATCGATAACAGTCTACTTATATATTGGGCTACTGATTCCAAATCTTTTCTTATGTCCAA